TCACAATTCAAAAAATCTGCTGTCTTTTTTACTTTCAATTGACTCTTGGATTTTATCCCTTAATGCTATAATTAATAAAGAAAAACTAGAATAAAAAGCTTCCACGCCATCTTCTGTTTCTGGCTCGCAGTCGGCCATTTCTAAGACATTTTCGAGATCTTGTTTGTTAATTTGCGGATATAGTTTCAACAGGGCATCTTTAGTCATACCAGTTTGCTTAAAGCCACTATCCTTATAGTTTTCTTTGAAGATGTCTTTAAAGTCGTTTAAATCGTAACGCGGCTTGAAATCGTCATCGAAGTACTTGATTTCGATGTTTTCGATTTCCATGAAAGCTCCTAGTTGGTTAGCTAAATGTGGCAACTTATTGGCGATTTGCTCAATAGTGTAGCCATCTTCTGTAGTGGTTTTAGCGTTGTCATGTTGCTTGAGCCAGGCCTCTCTGACATCGTGGATGTCGTCGCGAGTATTGATAGTGTCTTTTACCTTTTGAATAAGATCGTTGTGATGCTTAACAGCTTTTTGCCATTCCAAGCGGTTGGAGTACATTTGGCGGTAACTAACAGGGAAGGGATGGTTGATCGTATTAAAAATGAAGTTAAGTTTATCGGTTGAGTATGAATCTAGTTCATTTTCTTTCCAAATTAATTCGTAATATGAGCTCATGATAGTCCTTTCTATACTTTTATTTATTCAATAGCTTTAATTATTTTTTTGTTCTTATCAATCACATTTTGAGCTTCTATAACTGATTGTTCAATCTCTTGAATATGATTATTTTGCATTTGTTTATCAGAAAAGAACTTTGGATTGTTTTTGTAGAATGATTCCAGTTTGTGATAATAATCAATTAATTTATTTTGAAAATCTATATCATTCTTGTAGAAGGTAATGAGTAATTTCCCATGATTCCAATTAGGAAAATCTTCATCTAAGCAAATAGGAAAGCTGTCCGCTTGATGCATTTCCCATAGATCACTATAGAAGTCTGTAACTTGATTTGCTTCTTTTGATAAGAAGTATCTGTCATCTTCTTGAACAAGCCAACCTTTATCAATAAATTTTTGAGTTACTTTTGGTACATTCAAATTGTAGGTAAAGATAAAATATTTAGGGATTTTAGCGGTGGTAAGTCTACCTTTTTTGATTTTGCCCCACCAAATTAATAGAAGTAATTCACGCAAACTGAAATCTGTATTTGTATCATATTTGTCGGTGTACTTAGGATAATCAAATGATCTACCAAATTGTTTATCATAATCTGGTTGGCTTTCTTGCACTTTACGGTATTTGGTCCAAACTTTCGATTGCTCATCTTCATATTTTTTTCCAAGCTGCTGCATTTTTCTCATTAAAAGGTGTAGGAGGTATTGACGCATATTTATTGTCTTCTGAGCCTTGACTTGATTTCTCATCCGAATTTTCAGAATGGAGTTGAGAAGTGCCAATTAGTAATTTAATTCTCTCAGCTAATTCGTTATTTTGTTTAGCTAATTTGGTATTTATTTTTTTGTAGTCGTAAATTTTAATTAACAACCAGATAATTATTGCAATTAAAATTAGTAATATTATTGCCATTTTGATCCTCTTTATGATGATACTAGGTTGTTTTTAATTTATCCGAAATGTTAACCTTTTAAAACTATTATATCTTAAGTATAGTAGAGAAGATAAAAGTCGAGAGATAATAAAAACTCATAATGGAATTTCTTCCAATATGAGTTTTTTGTTAAATATTCAATTGTCTTACTTTTCTAGACTATCTCTTGCTCCTTGAAGCGACCGTATACCTTTTCAACTTCACTTACGCTCATGAAAGCGTATGGGTCAGCTTTTTGAACAATTTGACGAATATCATACATATCGTAGCGGTCGATAATAGTGATCAAAACCGTCTTTTCAATGTGACTGTAGGCACCTTCAGCATCGTGCAAAATGGTAATTCCACGGTGCATTCTGTTTTGAATACCATCAATGATGTGTTGGGGATGCTGAGTTACGATCATAACCTGCATCTTCTTATGCTGCGTGTAAACAGCATCGATTACACGGCCGTTAATAAAGATGGTTAAAGCAGAGTATAAAGCTCTTGTCCAGCCAAACATGAAACCAGCTGCGGCAATAATGATTAAGTTAATAAAGATATTAAACTTACCGTAGCTAATGCCAGTCTTTTGACGAATAACGATCCCTATGATGTCCAGCCCACCGGTTGAAATTCCGTTCTTAAGTGCAAAACCAGTACCAATACCGTTAATTGTCGCACCGAAGATCGCACAGACAAGAGGATCAAGATCCATATGCAATGGTTGAATGACATGCATCATGATTGATCCTAGGACAACTGACACAATCGTAAAGAACGTGAATTTATGTCCGATCTTAACCCAAGCCAAGATAAACAATGGAAAGTTTAAGACGAAGTACATGATTGAGGTGGACAGCGTGAATGGTAAGTATCGTTCACTGACAGTGTTAATTAACTGCGCAAAACCTGTGATTCCGGATGAGTACATGTGTCCTGGCGTCCAGAAGAAGTTTAACGCAACCGCCACAGCAATTGAGTAAAAGAGGGACGCTGATAACTTAGACAAGAAGTTATAGCGCCTGTTGAATTTATCTAATTGATCCATTTATTTTCCTTTTCAGTAACTATAAATACTGATATATCAAGCTTTCTATAAAGTGCTGTGCAACATTTGTGCAACAGCTATTTTTTAGCAGAATAATTATATCATTTTGATAGCTCATTTAAATCAGAAACGATTTTATCATCCTCTGATTTTTTCAGTTCATCAATTAAGTAAGCATAATATTTTAAAGTTGTGGCGACATTGCTATGACCTAATCTTTGGCTGATAGCCACAATATCTACATGCTTCTTAATTAAATATGCAACATGGATATGTCTTAAACTGTGAAAGTGAATATCCTTATTGATATTAGCATCTTTTAGTAAACTTCTCAAAGTTGAATTCGCAGTCGCAGAAGTAGGTGGCAGATTGTTTTCTGCAGGATTACCAAAAACAAATTTACAGTTATTAGCTCTTAAATCATTGAGTCGTTCGAGCAAAAAATCATTAACCTTGATTTTACGTATAGAACTTTTATTTTTAGTTGGTCCCATTCTCTTACGTTGCCAATTCCATGATTTATTTATATCAATAATATTATTGGCAAAATCTATATCATTCCATTGTAAGCCGGATATTTCACCTAATCTTGCACCAGTAAAAATTGCAGTCAGAACCATGTAGCGAGATGGTATGGTAATATCTAAATTACTAATAGTGGTTTGAGTTAATCTTTTTATTTCTTCGATGTTTAGATATGTAACGGCTAATTCTTTGTCTTTATTACCATGAACTTGAACTTGTTTAGTGAAATCAGCGGATATAAGACCATCAATAATAGCTGAATTAACACAAGCTCTAACACTACCATTCAATTTCTTAACAGTTACTGGAGCATGTTTCTTAGCTGTAAAATTAATGAATTCTTGGTACTTGGTTCTAGTTATATCTTTAATGGTTAAATCACCAAAATAATTTCTAACTAAGTTTATTTCATAGTTGTATTTAGTACTGGTGGCAGGGGAGCAGTTAGGCTTTTTATAGGTCTCAAACCATTTCTGCATATAATCAGCAAAGACAGGATTATTGGTGACATCAATACCTGAAATTGAAGCAGCTTCCATTTTAATTCCATATTGCTGTGCTTCAGCTTTAGTTTTAAAACCACCTTTTGATTTTTGCTTTAATACAGAAACATGCTGTTGCTTTTCTGGATTCCAACTTGTTTCTCTTTTAGAAAATCTGACATACCAAGTTTTGCCACGCTTCTTAATTGATGCCATAAAAACCTCCTTGGAAATCTTGATGCAAGAGCATTTAACTCAGGGATGCACCGCATGAAAAGCACTGTAAAAAGTGCTTTTTTATTTTGCATTAGATAAAACTGACGTTCTTTTAAAACTCTTATTAAAACCCGTACCGCAATAATTAATGATACGGGTTTAATTTTTGATTAAGAAAAGAGAGAGCAACTTTTTAAGCAGCATCAAAGCTAAATTTATTTTCAATAAGTTCTTTATCATCAAATGGATATACTTTAATATCGTGTGAATTTAAGCTATTGGCTAAATCAACCTGTTTTGAATCGGATAGAGAAGGGACGATTATATCAAATTCCATCTTTTTTTGATTATCTTTTCTTGTTGGTTCAGTATCGAACCATATTCCTAGCAATTGTTCTACTGTATTTTTGGCCAAATTATCATAAATTTTAGTTACTTTACTTGTAGGATTCTTGGATAAAAATAAATAATCAATTTTATAGGATAATCCTGTTTTACCACGTAGCTCAAAGCCCTTTAAGAATTGATATTTTTGATTGTTGCTATTGAAGTAATCTTTAACATCATCAGCAAACATTCCACGTACATTATTAAAATTAGTAAAGCCTAGGTTGCCAATCTTAGTGACGGCTTGAATTACGTTGAATATCATTTGGGCTATATCTTGCCTTTGACCTTGTGCATAAATGGTATTATCTTGAGCAAGTGCAACGTTTTCAGACTTTACAATAGATTTAATAATTTTTTGACGGTTACTATTCTTCTTCATTACATTAATTCCGCGAGTTGTTAGATTCCAAATAGTATATCCTTGATCAGAAATTTCATATTGGTCGTTTTCTTTTTTAGTAATCATGATGGTTATACCATCGTCGAATGCATCAGTAATAGGTGTGGTAAGAACTACGTGATTTTTATCAAGAGATTTTAAGTTATATTGCTTATCTAAAAATTGAAGCCATTCTTTTGCTATTAAATCTATTTCTTGGTCTAACATTTTTTACACCTCCTCATAATAATTATTATTGAAATTGAAACCCAGTGTTTATTGAAAGCATGCCATTTTTATTAGTATTAGTATACTTTAATATGCTTTCAAGTGCTTCATAAAAACTATCTGTATCCTTTATTGATTTATAAGGAAGAGGGTAGGCTTTATAGTGAGTTCTTCCATCATTTTTGGCAGAAAATTCAGCTTCAGAGAATATTTCTACTCTATGGCCTCGTACTATACCGTCGCTATTTTTATGAAAACGATTATCAAGATTTATTCTTACTAAAGTTAAATGAGTTTTGGCATCAGCAAAATTTAAATGTACTTCACCAATTTTAGCCATATAATTGAGAACGAATTCTCTTTTTATGGTTTCAGAATAAATAGAAATAGTACCATAATTTTTCTTAGATAGATCAATATTGTATTTCTTTAATATTTTCTTGATAATTGTTATAAATTTTTGAGCTTCTTTATCAGTTAACTCTAATTCCAATATATTCTCCTAATTTTTTAATACTAGTTTATTCATCCGTCTGCCGTGGGGTGGGCGGGCTTTTTGCTAATCAATTAGTTTGTACCAGCCGGTTAACCTGTCAACTACCCATACATATTTGTGAGTTGGATTAACGCCTTTACCCCAAATCTCATGATTCCAATGATTTGTAGGAGCACCTACTTTTAATATGGTCCCTTTTTTAATGGTTTTATGTCCGACAGAGTGAATCTTATAAAGAGGGATTACCATTCTTAATTTATCAGCACGTACATTCTTGGTAACTATTACTTTACGAGGAGTTCTAAATATCGTTGAAACACCACTATAACTAGTTGTAGTGGCAAAGTTGTAGCCTGCTACGCCACTGCCATCTTCATATAAAACACGATCATTCAATTTACCTGAGTCAGTGTATTTGGGCATTGTCCAAGTATAGCCATCTTGCTTTGGTAATTGTTTTCCACGTACATACCAAGTGCCATTGCTAGACTTTAATTGAATAATTTCGCCTTCATCTAAAGATTTAGTTTTTAAGATATAAGGTAAATCACTGGTTTCATTATTATCATTTTGCATCAGTTCAAAAAATACCTTATCTGTTAATACCACGCTTCTCCAATTTCTGAAATATTTACGAGGGTGGTGAACTTCGTAACCTTGCCATGAAATCTCACCAGATTTACTTGCCTTAACGATTTGAGGTTGACTGACATTAGTGAAAGTAGTTACTGCACCGGTTAGACTCATTGCTACAATTAAGCTAGTTAAAAATTTATGCTTCATTTTTATTTCTCCAAAGTAAACTAATTTAATCTTCTTTAAGTTCTTTCAAAAGCTTAATGATTTCGGCGTTTTGCTTAATTAATTGATCATTTTGACGAATTTGCATCCAATTTTGTCTTTCAAGGACAAGCTGCTCACCGTATACAGTCTTTACACCGTCATTTTGAAATTGAGGAATAACCCCCTTGTTTTGACTCATATCAATGATGGCATTCATTGGTTCTTTATTGTCATCGTGATAGAGATCTTCAATTTTATTTTCTTCAAGATATTGATTTCTTTTATTTTGAATTTTTGCTTCAAATCGAGCCTTACGTTCTTCTTTATTTCCAAAAAGTCCCATAATTTATTTCTCCAAAGTATTTAAAACTATGCTATTTCTTTTAATAAATAATAAACATGCTTAGGGATGCCAAAGGCTTTTGCAAATTTGTAGTAAGTATCAAAGCGGTAGTCATTTTCCTTACAGTATTTTTGCAAAAGCTTAATAGCAAATATATTTGCACTGGCTTCACCACTGTTAGCAGTACCGTCATTTAAGTTGTAATAGTGCTGATCTTCATGTAATACATGAGCTATTTCATGTGCAAGTTGAAAAGGAATTTCAGTAGGATATGGCCATAGTGCGTTCATTATAATTAAGCGCCCTACGGTGTTATAGCTAGCAGAAGGTGCAAAAGGTGGAAGAGTATCAGTAAATTCAACACCGATATGATAATCAAACATGGCGGTATTCATTAGATATTTCATTAATTTATCGTAATTTTCTTGATTATCTATAGATAAATTATCAATAGAATTAAATTTCATAAGCTAATCCTTGTTTAAATATTCAGGGTGGCGCTTGAAGTAACTTTTTGCAATGTCAGCATACATGTCTTGTAATTCTTCTGGCATTTTTCCGCCGTAGGGCATAGGAGTTTTTAAGTCTTCCCATGTGAGAGCTGTATTATCCTTTTTACTATTTGTTTCTCTACCTAGTAAATAATCAGTTGAAACATCAAAGAAGTCAGCCAGAATATCTAAAGTATCTGAACCGGGTATAGCGCGTCCGGTTTCCCACGCACCAACAGTTTGTTGAGAAACGTTTAATTGCTTAGCTAATTCCACCTGGTTTAATCGCTTTTGTTTTCGCAATTCTTTAATATTGTTTGCTAATATCTTTCTGTTAAATTCTTTCATTTTAATGTTGCACTTTCTTTGTATTTAACTATATTTATACTACTTATCTTACTATAAATACTAATAAAAATAGTATCTTACAAATAAAAACAAGTAAAAATATAAAAAAAGTCTTGATTTACTAATTTAAATAGTATATTATTATAACTGTCAAGAGGAAAGGAGGACAAAATGAAAACCAAACTAAAGGTATTAAGAGCCGAAAAGAATCTAACTCAAGCTCAACTCGCTAAAGTTTTGGGTACGAGTCAAGTAAATGTTTCGGCATGGGAAACAGGAAAGGCAACGCCTCGTCCACCAATGATGCAAAGAATCTCTGATTATTTCGGAGTTAAGAAAGAAGATATTTTTTTTACCGCTTTTAACTATTCTAAATAGTAAAATCACATATAAAAAGTAGAACTTAACCAATTATATTGGTAAAGGAGAGATGCGATATGGAAGAAATAAAATTATTCAAATTTGAAGGAAATGAAGTAAGAACTTTAAAGATCAATGATGAGCCTTACTTTGTTGGAAAAGACGTTGCTGAAATTCTTGGCTATTCAAATACGAGAAAAGCATTACAAGATCACGTTGATTTAGAAGACAAGAAAGATGGGGTAACGATTCGTGACTCCATCGGAAGAAGTCAAAGACCGACAATCATCAATGAATCAGGATTATACAGTTTAATTCTTTCAAGCAAGATGCCAAACGCAAAACGATTCAAGCGCTGGGTAACTTCGGAAGTTTTGCCTGCTATTCGTAAGCATGGAGCTTATATGACAGATGAAAAGATTGAAGAGGTCTTAACCGACCCCGACACAATCATCAAGCTTGCTACTCAGCTAAAAGATGAGCGTCAGCAAAGACTGATTGAACAGCAACTGAGAAGGGATGCTGAAAGCCAAGTTCACGAAATGAAGCCCAAAGCATTGTTTGCTGATTCAGTAGCAACCAGTAAATCAACTGTTTTGATTGGTGAGCTTGCCAAAATCCTGCGTGGCAATGGTGTTGACATCGGTGCAACAAGATTGTTCCGCTGGATGCGTGAACATGGCTACCTAATCAATCGGAAAGGCAGTGATTGGAATATGCCAACGCAGAGATCAATGAACTTAGGCTTGTTCAAGATCAAAGAAACCACAATCAATCATTCGAACGGCACAACTTCGATCAGTAAGACGCCAAAGGTGACAGGGAAGGGCCAGCAGTACTTTATCAATAAGTTTTTGAAAGGGCGTGAGTTAGTTGAAGAAGGATAAAGAAAAAAGTCTTACCTCCGAAGAGAAGGTAAGACCAAATGAAGAAAATTTATTAGATTTTGAACACAAAACCAATAACACTCATATACCAATGAAAAATTGGTCAAGAGTAATCATTGAAACAGACGAAAAACAATCAAAAGTATTAGCCATTGTAACAAATAATGACTTTGAACTTGCTGATGGCTTAAGGGTTAGATTGTCGCCTATTCCGAATGATTAGCCTTTTGGTGGAAAGCTATCATGACCGTATGAATTCTTTAAATTGATTTGACCATTGCGCTTTTGCCCAATCAATTCAGAGCCATGCTTAATAGCCTGATTTCTACCATATTCAAGTGCATCAGCTTTGTTGTTGAAAATCTTAGATGCACGTGAATTTCCGGCTTGTTTAACAGCCCATTTACTACCTCTAGGGCTAACCCAAGTTTGATTTGCCATAAAATCACCTCCTTAATTCGAGATGAATATAGTATACCACTAAATATAGTGGGAATAACAGTTTGCAGTACAAAATAATGTGGAAAAACGTAGAAAAAATTTTGAAAGAAAAAGGTATGTCGATTTATAAGCTTTCAAAAATAACCGGTATACCAGATAACACCCTAAGAAACTATCATTCAAAACATTCTGATCCAAGCTTTACCAACGCTTGCAAGATAGCAGACGCGTTAGGCATTAGCCTAGATGATTTAAGAGAGAAAAAGAGGTGATTATCATGCAAATAACTATAGAAGAATCATCACTTGAACAACTGATTGATCAAATCATGAGTAAGCGCGGCTATGTTCCAGAAAATCAAATCGTTGGCAAAACAATTAGTATTGATGAATTTGCTAAGAAATATGCCAAGCCACACGGCAAAGCATGGGTAAAAAGAAACATCTTATATCCGTTTAAACCGGATTGGTGTAGCAACATTCATCCAGGTCGAGGTGGAAAGATGACTATTTTCGAATATCCGGCTGCTATCTGGATGAATGAGCATAGGAAGGAAATTGATTGGGATGCAAAGTGAAAATTTAACAAATCAAGTTACTATTCAAAACTTAGATGAATTTCTAGAGCTAGTAGAAAAGGCAAAGAAACAAGCGTCTGCTTTGAAGGTAACTTTGAAAGAAATCGATGATTTTGAATTTAAGACAAAACAAAAAAGCCTTTAGTTAGGCAGAAGGAGTAAGTGAGATGAATAAGTACGGCAAAACTAAGTTAGATCATTTCTTGAGCTACTTTGCGATGGCTTTTGAAAAGATCCTCGAATTTATGTCAATCCTATTGATACCACTGCTTGTTATCCAGCAAACGGTGATCTATGGAGAACATCATCCAGAGCAAGTGCTTCCTGTATTGATGGGACTGATGATCGTAATAGTTGTGGTGGGCACTTATGTACTCACTAGAAAGAAGTAGGAGGAAACATGAGGTTATGGAACAGATTCTTGAACAAGTTTTTCATGGTCGACAAACCGATCGACTCAGCAACGTCCAACAAAATCTTTTTGCTAATTCTAATTGTCTGCATACTGCTGGTGGCAGCTTTGCAGAACTTCCAAGCAGCATCAAGAGTTTTTTAGGCATTAAAAAAGCTCTCAACTAGTCCACAGTTGAGAGCCAAAATAGAAAAAATGTTTTCAAAACAAATCTAAGGAGATTATACCACAATGCTTTACTCACAAGAACAACTTGACGAAATTAATCGTCAAAGAGAGCTAGAAGAGCTCGAAAATTTAGCCAGAAATGATCCAGACACATTAGTAGTTACTTTGCCAAGTGGGCAAGAAGCGTTAATTGGAAAATATGCAGACGATTATGTAAATGGGTACAAATCCGCAGCAGATTTTTTCCAAGGACGTTTGAATCACTACGATGGGGATCTAAACGAACTAGCAGATGAAATGAACTACGACGGTGTAGTTCCTCGTCCTAATCACATGGACTTTATTTTAGATCTAGGTAATTACGGTGATGATCTTTTGGAATTTATCAAAGATTCATATCACTGCGAAACCTTATCAAGTTATTTAGGTATTTAGGGGTAAAAGGAGAACAGATCATGACTGAAAGCAAAGAATTAATCGCATTAGATGAAAAAGAAGTTTCATTTCCAGTGAATTTTGCACCAGCTCAGATTGATTTCACTGGATATAACAAGATGAAAGATCGAATTGATCAATTGCATGAGAGCTTAGAAGGCTACGTGGTAACGAAGGATAATTTGAAAGAGTCTAAGTCTACTCGTGCAAAGCTAAATAAGCTCAAAAAGGCAATTAAGGGCCGTAAAGTTGAGATTAAGAAAAAAGCTGAAGCTCCTATCAAGGATTTCAACGATAAAGTTGAATCACTTGTTGCTGAAATCGATGATTCAAGTTCAAAGATCAGCGATGGTATCAAAGGCTATGAGGATCAAGAAAAGCAAGCACGTCATGAAAAGAGCTTAGAGCACATTGAGGCCATTTGTGAGCTTGCTGAAGTTGATCCGGCAAAGATTAAGTATCAATCAAGCTGGGATAACAAGTCTTACAGCAAAACCAAGTTTGAAAACGAAGTTGATCAGCAAATTGCTTTGATTCAACAAGAACAAGCTCAGCTTGCTGACAATATCAAAATCGTTAGTGAAAAAGCTGAAGGTTTAGGATTGCCTGCTGATCACTGGATCAAGGAATTAGATGAACAGCCTTTATCATTTGTGCTTAATGCAATGACTGAATACAAGGAAGACTTAGATGCCGTTTCTAAGGCTCAAAAGGAAACTAAGTTAAATGAACTTAGAGATCTTAAAAAGCAAGGCGATAAGTACATAGATCCTGAAACTGGTGAAGTTAAGGACAAGATCATTGCTTTGAAGCTAGAAGTTAAGGGCACTAAGTGGCAACTGAAGCAGCTTTATAGTTTTATCCAAGACAACGGTATTGAATACGAAGGATTGGAGGACTAATCATGGTTCAAATGCTAGAAAGCCAAGCCGATTGGATTGGACAAATTTGTTTCAAATCTATCTCAGGATTAAAGCCAGAAGATGCATTGAAAGCAAAGCTGGCTTTGATGAGTGCATTTGTTAATGTTCAAAAGAAATTACAACAGCCAAGTAAGGATAAGCAAGGGTACGGATACAAATATGCTGACTTGAATGGAGTTATCAAAGCTATTCAAGAAGCAAGTGAGGACGAGGATATCGCTTATATTCAGCAACCAATAACTGTTGGCGGTCAAACTGGTATTCATAACTACTTGCTTAACAGTCAAGGTGCGATCTTTGATTTTGGCTCTTATCTATTAGATATCGGCAGTCCTAATCCTCAGGAATATGGCAAGGCACTTACTTACGCTCGTAGATACTCAATCAGTGCCATCTATGGGATTGCTTCTGAAGATGATACAGATGCTAAGGAATTTAACTCTAAACCGGATTACATGACTCCTAAGGAACTTAAAGGCATGACGATTGCTTACAACGGCAAGCGTAAAGATCTAACTGAAGTCTTCGCTATGGCTATGGCTGGTGATGAATTAGCAAAGCAGGTAATTAAAGACAAGGACAATTCGGTTAATGCCAAGATTGCTATTAAGAGTATCAGCGCTATTTATGAGTTCTCTAAAGGCTTGCTTAAGGATCGTGATAAAGAGAAGGCTAAGCAAGAAGTTCAAGATGCTGAAGATCAGAAGATCAAAGAAATTGTTGATAGCAAGAAAGGTTCAACTAAGAAGAAAGATCCATTTGAAAAGCTAGGTGAGTAATATGAATCAACCAAGTTTTTACTCAATAATACCAGCCTATGTTAGATATGATAAAGATCTTAAACCTAATGAAAAGCTTCTTTATAGTGAAATAACTGCCTTATCTAACAAGTTTGGTTATTGCACGGCTTCAAACAATTACTTTGCTCCACTCTATGATGTCAGTAAAGAAACGGTATCACGTTGGATAAGTCATCTTAAAAAGAAAGGCTATATTCAAGTAGAAATAATTAGAGCTGCAGATAAAACAGTCCAGCAACGTAGGATATACGTTTCTGTGGAAGGGGAGGTATTGACAAAAAGATCAATAGGGTATTGTCAAAAAGATCAAGACCCTATTGACGAAAATGTCAAAGAGAATATTACAAGAGATAATACTACAAGTAATAATATTAATTCTTCTTCTAATAAATCGAAACCCTCCCCTCAGAATGAAACTGTGGATAACTCTAAAGACAAATCAGAAGAAGAAGAAACAAAAATAAATTCAAGAATGAATAAATTATGGTTCACTATCAGAAATTACAATAAGACATTCAATCAGCATCTTAGACCTACACTAAGACAACTTAAACAAATCAGATTAAAAGTTTCTATGTTATCTGATGATGACTTTGAAAGTCTTAGCAAAGTATATGATCAGCGTGTTTCAGCATACTTGGTGAATAACCCAATAGGCTACTTGATAACAATGCTGAATGATGAAATCAAGATTGAGAGACATTACAAGAAATGAATAGACTTAGAAAATTAATCACGTCTGAGGACTTTGAAAAAAGAGAAAAAATCTTTCGCACTGAAATTCAAGCTTTAGCAGATATTGATGGAATTTCATTTGAAGAAGCCTTTGAAAAAATTGAATCCATTTTCATAGATCAGTATTTTGAGGAAGATGATGAAAAAGTGGCAGAGCAACTACAAAAGGCCGCAAGCGGCTTAATGATGATGGAATTCTTATTATGAAGGGAATAGAGAAAATGAAAATTAAAAGAGTGAAAGAAATTGCATATGGAGATCAAATCGCTGTTGAGCTAGATATAAACGGAAAATGGCAAAAAGGATATGGCACGATCGTTGTTATTGAAGGCTATAAATTCATTTTTGTCCCCAGAAAATACTCTAATGGCATTAATATTGAAGCTTACTCATTAGATAGCTTGAAGCTATTTGATAGTAAGCCGATGAGCTTTATAACAGCCTTGCTTCAATGTGCAACCAAAGAAGGATTCATGGAGGCTACGGCTCCATTAGCAATTAGAATTAGTGAGCAGTTAAACAAAATGAAATCACTAAACGGATGGAAAGAGATCTTTCGAGGTGAGTATCTTTCAGCAATTGCAGAATGCGGTGCTAGGAGTGAAAAAGAAAGACGGCTATTAAAGGAATTTGATAGTAAAGGAGTATGAAAATGAGTAAAACAATACGAGTTCAATGGGAATATCCTGATTTTGCAAATCAGTTAGGCGACGAAAATTATGAATATTTTGAAGTAGATGATGATGCTACTCCAGAAGAAATACAAAATGAAGCTGAAGATATCGCATTTGAACATTTTAGCTGGTCGTTTTGGGATGTAACAAAGGAGCATGAAAATGACTGATGGCATAAAAGAACTGCAAGAATTAGCTAAGTACTATCAAAATTGTGCTGAATACTATCATGAAAAAGCTAGATGAGCCTTTGTGTACAGATGAAATGCCACTTCTTGATGGCTTTAATGATGAAAGAGAGGTCAAGCTATGAAAGAAATTGATGATCAAGTACTGCTTATTGTTAAGTACGTACGAGAACTTAAGCAGGCAGAAGATGTTGGTGATTGGAATAAGGTGGTTATCCTATCCGATGCTATTCAAGACAGCGGACACAACATTGGTAAAGCAGCAGATAAAATTAACGTAGCTATCAAGAGGGGGATGCACATTGGATAAATTTTCAGTAACTAACTTAGCAGTTGGTACAAGAGGTACAGCAAAAGAGTTCTTAGCTGCCCACACTCGTGATTTTTTAGGACAGTATGGTTTTAAAACTCAGATGTTTGAAGATTTAATGGTCTTTATGAGCGTCAAAACAAAATACGGTGAAATGGTAGTCCACAAAGGTGACTTCTTAGTCTACGTGGGTAAAGGAATATGGAGTTTAAGCAAGAAATGCAACAAGTAACTATTGAATGGCTCGATCTGAACGGAAAGAAACACACAAATAAAATTGCCATTCCTGCAGGTCATATTAATTTAAGCAGAATTGATGACTGGTTTAAAGCAGGCAATTTAAATGTTAGAGCCTATTCAGTTTTTAGAGAGGTAACCAAATGAGTGAGAAAGAAAATAAAGCATTAAAGCATCCTACTGTTAAATGTCATGGAAAATTTAAAACCAGCATCAAAGTTAATGCTGGTAAGGGTTAGGAGGTATAACAATGGAATTTGCTTATAAAGGGAAGCCGATTAGTTGCAAGCGATTAGGGCATAAATTGTGGGCTGATTTGAAGCGCAGAAAAATTGATATTTATGAGGTGTAAGTAAATGGCTTATAGGGCAAGAAGAGTTAAGCGTGGATCTGGTCCAGAGCATCGTATTCAAAATGACATAATTGCAATGCTTAATCTTAATCGTTGCAGTGTTTATCGCATTAACGTAGGAAAGGTTCGAACACCAGACGGGCGCTACTTTTCAACAGGTGCGCCAAACGGAATGCCTGACTTGTTTGGCTTTCGTTGGATTGATCGCAGAATCTTCTTCATTGAGGTTAAGTCCCCAGCAGGACGAATCAGACCAGATCAAATGGCATTTCATCAAGATTTGATGCACTTACATGTAATTCATGGAATAGCAAGATCAATTGATGATGCAAGAAAAATAGTTAATGAGGGTTTAATCGGTTACGGATACCCAGATACAAAGAAGAAAGCGTGGCTGTGATGAAAAAAGCAATAATTCCAAAGATTAAAGTAAATGATGAAATTTTAATCAGACAGCATGGTAGCAACACGGCTAAAAATATATGTATTTACGAATAGAAGATGCTTGCAAGCTTAGAAACTTAACTCTTAAGGATTTATCTAAGCTAAGCGGTATAAGCACAAGATCGTTGGAGTGGTATGTTAAGCAGGAACGACAGCCATCTCTAAAGCGAGTTGAGAGGTTAGCAGAAGTATTAGAGGTAACGCCAGCATGGCTGGTATCGTGGGAGTGATTGTAGTGAACTTGATTAGTCAGATTGATGAAGAAAAAACAATTAATAAAACGAAAGTCTTTCTTGAAGAAAATCTGCCAGACATAATTAGTTTTTCTGGGATGCCATTGTCTGACTTATCAAGCCCTAGATTAGATCCAGCTGGTATTGCTGGTGGATCTAATGTTAATAATACAGATAAAAATATCCTTAAGAGTGTTCATAAGTTGCGTGCTATACAGATTTATAAGTATGCAATGAATGCGGTCCTAGAGACGATTAATAGTTGCCCTGATACTGAACGTAAACCGTACAAACGTATTTTGTTTCGTAAATACATAAAAAATGATTTTGATCAATGGATTTATAATGATCTGCACATTTCAAAGTCAACTTTTAATAGATTGAAAAATAAAGCAGTTTTAGAATTCGCCAAGAGAGCTGAAAGCTACCGCATGAAATATGCCCAGTATGATGACGCTGTATCTGTTCTTTTTTACGGTACGGTTGTATCTAGGTAAGACTTGTTTGACACCTAAGTGACACCTAAATGAGCCATTTTTGATACCTAATTGATACTATGTTGATACCCAATTGAATCTTGAAAGTAGGTATATTGGTATTGTCGAAAATTTAGGGAGCACGAGTTAAGTTTTCGACAAGTATTCATTATTAAACCTCCTTTGGAAATCAATAACTGGAACCAAGCATGAAAGCTGATCTTACCTCAGCAAAAAGACACGTTAATCTCGTGGTGTTGGTGTAAGTCCAACCTTGCTTTTAGGCTAGTAATGATTGTGCTAGCCTAGTAGAAGGTATTTCTACCTCTTACTTAATATTTACTTTTTTGTGGTATGTTACGTGGGCTGATGACGGCTTGGAAACCTTGATGCTCTTTTTACAGTGTGGTTTCCGGTGAAGTTTACAGCGGTTTGACTCCGCTGGCCACACATAGTCTGCGATGACTGTTCTTACACGAGCGGACGTTCGCAAAGAACTTCTGACTTGGATGCTTATGAAGTCTTTGCTGAGCTTTGTTTATACCGTGCTTAAAATACACGGTAGTCCTGAGTTAAATACCGGATGCATCTTACACCAGCCAAAATGTAAGTGAGGTTCAACTCCTCATTAACTCTTTGGCCTTATAGGCCACGTGTTAATCGGAAGGCACTTTATACTTAGTAACTTGAAAATATTGCTGGAACATGCCGTGCATGGGTGGGTTCGATTCCCATAGTGCCTTTAGCACATTTCCTTATATGCATGAAATTCATAGGTCTTTGACCTAACTTAACGATTGCATTGAAAATGTGCCCAGTCTTTTATCACAGTTAAAGACATAAAATAAGTAATTGTGACATGCATTATTGGTTCGATTCCAATAATTGCATTTATAACCGTCCGAAATGACGCTAAACTAAACTTTCCATTTACTTCAAAAAGTCAAGTCTTTCAATTTTAGGCTTGGCTTTTTTATAATTGAATTTGAAGTAAATGGGAGGTAATGAATTGGAATGGATTAAAACTGCGTGGGAGGCTTTTAAAGCTGACGTGAAAACTAGACTAGGAATAGCTATAGGATGCAGCATTTTTTTTGGCATGCAGATCTTATATTGAACAATTGCCGGGTGGTAAAAACGTTTTTTCTTTGTTTGCTGTACCAGCTTTATTAATCTGTATAATATTTTGGGTTTCATTAGTATTAGATGGATGCAATAAACTTTGGAAAATGTTTCAAGAACGAAAAGCATATAAGATGTATGTTCATTATTTATTAAATTTATCAAGTGACAAGTATAATATAGTAAATGATTTGTATACATCAATGCATCATCAAGGTGAATTTAAATACAATGATACTGATATTAGAGATTTAATGAAAAAAGGAATTATTGAATTGGCACAGTCTGGAAATATTATTTCAAAGTATGAAATTAATGATCCTACATTGATTTTTTTACTTACTCCTACTGCACTGGAAGCAATTAAAAACAATTATGACAAGTTTAAAAGATAAGATATTATAAATTGATATTGGTGTGATAAATGAAATATATTATAGATCCCTCAAAAAAAGATAATAATCCTGAATTTGATATAGGAAAATCATTTGATCAATTAAAACAAAGACTGAACAGTACTGCGGCATTTGATCCTTTGGTTAAAATTAATTTAGATAAGGAGAAGCTAAAAAGTCAATCTCAACATGCACAAATTGAATCAGTAGAAATCCTAAAGAATATTGAAGCTAATACTGAATATTTAAAGACTATGATTGAATTGGTTCATGAAAATAATACTAATCAAGAAGAAATACTTAATACTATTAAACAAATTTTGGATATAGCTAGTGCATCAAATAAAAAAGAAGTAGAAAGTAAGTATAAGAAAATTATGCGAAATATTAGTAATGCAGCAGAAACTGGAGCTAATCTTGCTACTTTAACGCAATTGGCAACAACAGTTTATCAATTTGTATTGAAATTATTATAAATCTAGTTAGTTTAAGTCAGCATAAGCTGGCTTTTTATTTTACAAGAATTAAGGCGGTGAGTAGTTATTACTAAGAAATTAACACAAAAGCAATGTAGATTTATTGATGAGTACATTATTTCGGGTAATGCTACTCAGTCAGCTATTAAAGCAGGATATTCTAAAAAAACTGCACGTAAAATTGGCCAAGAAAACCTAACAAAACCAGACATTAAAGCAGAACTTGAACGTAGAAATGCTGAAATCAAGTCTAAAAAGACTGCAGATATGACTGAAGTGATAGAATACTTAACTTCAGTCATGCGTGGTGAACAAACTGAAACAGTAGCAACTTCAAAGGGCTTATTTACAGGCGTAGAAGTATCTGCCAAAGATAGAATTAAAGCTGCAGAACTTATTGGTAAGCGAAATGGAGCATGGACTGATAAGAAAGAACTCTCTGGTGATTTGAATATTGACATTGGAATGGGGGATTACGATGACAACGATTAATCTTAACTTTCCACGTCCATCAAACGTATTTAATAAACAAATATTTGATAATTTGTTTGATTATAGTCACTTCACTGAAGTTTGGTATGGAGGTGCTTCAAGTGGTAAATCGCATGGAGTAGTTCAGAAAGTAGTACTTAAAGCTTTAAAACGATGGAAATATCCTAGAAAAGTACTGTGGCTTAGAAAAGTTGATCGAACAATTTATGATTCTATATTTACTGACGTAATTGATTGTTTATCGACATGGCAGATATTACCGCTATGCAAAATTAATAAATCTAATCGTACGATTCATTTACCGAATGGTGCGATTTTTTTGTTTAAAGGTATGGATGATCCAGAAAAAATTAAATCCATTAAGGGGCTTTCTGATGTGGTCATGGAGGAAGCTAGTGAATTCACTGCAAATGATTACACTCAGTTAACTTTGCGTTTGCGCGAGCCTAAACATAAGCAAAGACAAATATTTTGCATGTTTAACCCTGTTAGTAAGCTTAATTGGACTTATCAGACATGGTTTGATCCTAATGCTGAATACGATAAGAAGCGAGTGGTAATTCATCAATCAACTTATAAAGACAATAAATTCCTAGATGCTGAAAATATTAAAACTATTGAAGATTTAAAGCGTACTAATCCTGCTTACTACAAAATTTATACCTTAGGTGAATTTGCTACACTTGATAAACTTGTTTTCCCTTATTTTGAAACTAGGAGATTAAATCCTAGAGATCCTAAGTTATTAGCGCTAAATGATTATTTTGGTCTTGATTATGGATTTGTTAATGATCCTAGTGCTTTTATGCATATCAAGTTAGATATGAAGAATAAAAAGCTTTATGTCATGGATGAATTCGTTAAAAAAGGTTTGCTTAATAATCAATTAGCGCAAGTAATCAAGGATATGGGGTATAGAAAAGAAATAATTACCGCTGATTCTGCTGAAAAGAAATCAATTGAGGAAATGCGTAGAGCTGGTATTTATCGTATTAGACCTGCTCTTAAAGGACCTGATTCAATTATTCAAGGTTTACAGTTTCTGCAGCAATTTGACTGGATAGTTGATGATCGATGTGTAAAGACAATTGAGGAACTACAGAATTATACGTATCTTAAAGATAAAAAGACGGGAGAATACATTAATAAGCCAATTGATGCTTATAACCACTGTATTGATGCTATTCGTTATGCAGTGGAAGAAGAAAATGGTCATAGCAGTACTAAAGCTAAAATTATTAAGTCATTCATTTAGGTGGTGAGAATGTGAAAACAATTGATTTTGGTAATGACAAAGTAACCAATAATACACGGTTCATTTATCCTGCAGGTCAAAGGCTTTCAGGTAACGAACTGTTAGGTTTTATTTCATATAATGAAAATACTTTAAGAGACAGATATCGTCGAAATATGCATTATTATTTAGGTAAACATGATATTTTAGATGAACCGAATAATAAGAGCGATAATATCAATAATAAATTAGTAGATAATAAGATTAAGCCGTTGGAAGATTCATACAACGGCTTTTTTGCTGGCATTCCTCCTGTTATTTCTGCTGAAGATGAAACAATTAACGATGCAATTCAAGATTGGAATGATGAAAACTCATTTCAAGATGAACTGAATGAAATTAGCAAACAAGCTGATATTTTTGGACGTTCAATTGTATTTATCTATCAGGGTGAGGATAAGAAACCTCATTTGATGCATTCTAGTCCTGAACATGCCTTTATTATTTATGACGATACTGTGGCTCATAATCCTTTGGCATTTGTTCGTTATGAAGTTGATGACTTGAAGAATTGGACAAGTGCAACAGGTCAGCTTCAATATGCTGATAAGATTTATACATTTGTTGGTCAAGAAATTATTGAAGACACTGAAACAAACGATGCAGCTATTAATCCTTATGGAATAGTTCCAGCAGTTGAGTTTTACGAAAATGAAGAACGTCAATCAGTCTTTGAACAAGTTATCACTCTTCAAGATGAACTTGATCATGTAATGAGTCAGAAGGCTAATCAGATTTCTTATTTTGATAATGCCTATATGTATATGTTTGGTGTGGCATTAGATGAAGATAAAGATGGTAAACCTATTTTTAACTTTAAAGAAAATCGGTTGATTTATGCACCTAATATTGATCCAAATAGCGATCCTAAGGTGGGCTTTATTCAAAAGCCTGATGCGGATAACATGCAGGAAAATATGATTGATCATTTACAAAAATCAATCTATGAGAATACTGAAATTGCTAATTTACGTGATGAAAACTTTGCTAACAATGCTAGCGGTGTAGCAATGCAGTATAAATTGCTTTCAATGCAGAACAAAGCAGATAGTAAAGAACGCAAATTTACTAAGGCTTTGAAGCAAATGTACCGAATTGTATTTCAAACTCTGTTTAATAATGCTAATCAGAGAGAGCAATGGTCTACATTGAAGTTTCATTTCACTCGAAACTTGCCTGATGATATTGCTTCAATGATTTCTGCTGCTAAAAATGCTGAAGGAATGGTATCACAACAAACACAATTATCATTGTTGCCATTTGTTAAGGATCCACAAGCCGAAATTGAACAGATCAACAAAGAAAAGCAAGAAAACATTAAAAATGCTCAAAAAGCTGCCGATTCTTTGCCTGATTATATGAAGCAAGACCAAGAGAGTGATTCTGATGCTCAAGAACAATGATTATTGGAAGAAACGTGAGATCGCTGAAAAGAAATGGCAAAAACAAGCAGAAAAGGATCTTCAATCTTATAATCAGCATATTGCACAAATGTACCAAAGCACTATTGATGATATTGATCGCCAAATTAGATCTGATCTTTCTATAGCCAATGGCAAGTTAGTAACGGCCAAAGGGATGCAGGAATATGAAACTTTAGCAAAAGATGCTGTAAAGAAAGCCAATCTTTTACGTCAGAGTGGTCATCATGTAACTCGAAAAGATTTTTCTAAAGATGTGAATGATCGGCTTAAAATTTACAATGCTACTATGCGAATTAATCGTAATGAAATGCTTAAATCTAAGATTGGGGCACGGTTAGTTGATCTAGGAGTAGAACAAGAAGCTGATCTAACTAAGAAATTATGGAATGATTATATTAAAGAGAAGGAACGTCAAGCTGGTATTTTAGGAGTTACCACTAAAACTGATTTATGGACTTCCAAAGAGGTTCAAGAACAGATTGCAAAGCAAATAGGTGGAGCTAACTTCTCCAAAAGAATATGGGCTGATATTGATGGCCTGAAAGGTCAATTAGATGGTTTAATCTCTAGTGCCATTATTCGTGGTGAAAATCCTAAAGCAATGGCAAAGTGGTTAACCGGTATGGTTTCTGCAACTATTGGCAATCAAAGATATGTTGCTGAACGACTTGCTAGAACTGAAACTGCTAGGGTTCAATTTGAAGCACAGAAAAAATCAATTATTGATAATGGTTATAAATATGTGAAATGGATTGCTGAAGGTTCAGCATGTAAAGTTTGTCGAGAAATCGCTGATAAAGACAATGGCTATGATGAATATGGAGTTTATAAGGCAAAAGATATGCCGGATATTCCAGTTCATCCTAATTGTATGTGTTCTATTAGTGCTTACTGGATTGAAAATCCTAAGAATACTAATATTAATTCTAAATCTGAAACCGATAATTAAATAATAAATATTTACTCAAGCGACTATGTTAAATAGCCGTTTTTATTTTGGAGAAAATTATGACAGAAAAAGAATTTGTTTCAATTTGTAGAAAATGCATTGCTAATTATTACGGATTAAAGCATTATTCAGCAGATGACATTTATGTAGTTTGGTTAGTAAAAGTGCTTCAAAACAATAAAGCTTTGTTGTCAACTACTAATGCGGACGGAATGTATTTTGAATGTACCTACGATGGTGACAAAAACAAATTATATTTTGATGCTTATAAACATCAAAGAAATCGTTGGGTTTATGTAAATAAATAATTATTTTGCCTTTTTCCTTGTGTGCAGGCGCTAAAGAACACCATGTGTTAGTTCCCCGAAACTTTAAAACGTGTGTTATAGAAAGGATATTTAATTATGCCAGAAAATGAAGCAAAAGAAACCACTCCAACTACTGAACCAGAAAAAGCTGCAGCAACTGATTCAGATAGCAAGGAAGAGTTTGAAAAGATTGATGCAGATAAGCTAGTTAAGCCATATATTGATCGAATTACTAAAGAGCAGGCTCAAAAGAATGATTACAAGCACAAATATGAAGATGCTATCAAGGAATTAGATCAATTCAAGAAGAATGGTAAATCTGCTAAGAAGATTACCGAAGATGATGAACGCGCTAAGGAAATTGAAGATTTAAAGAAGCAAAATGCTGATTTAAATGCACAAATTGCGCATTCTAAGACCATTAAAGACGTTAACAGTATTTTCAAAAAGGCTGAATTGAACGTTGATGATGACATTCTTAATATGGTAGCTAACACGGATGCTGAAATCACTGCTTCCAATGCAAAAGCAATTATTAATTTAGTAAATAAAGCTCGTGAAGACGGTAGAAATTCAATCCTTAAAGGTAAAACTCCTAGAGTTGGAGGAAATAAAATTAAGGATCAGGATAATAGCCTAAAACGAGCTTTAGGCTTATAGAAAGGATTTTATAAATGCCTACAACTGGAACTGAAGCTAAAGGCTTTAACTATGTAACCAAAGACGGAAATTTATTAGATCAAAAGATTAATGCAGGTTTGTTTACTGCAACATTAGGAACACCAGATGTTGAATTGGTTAACGGTGGTAAGTCATTTACTTTAAAGACTATTAGCACTACTGGTTTACAAGCTCACACTCGTGGTAAGGGTTTTAATTCAGGTAAAGTTACTGATGAAAAGACTATTTACACTATGGGCCAAGACAGAGATGTTGAATTCTACTTGGATCGTCAAGATGTAGATGAAACCAATAATGAATTAGCAATGGCTAACATTTCTAACGTATTTATTACCGAACATGTTCAACCTGAACTAGATTCTTATCGTTTTTCTAAGTTAGCTACATTGTTTGACAACATTGATGCATCAGATACTGAAGGTACTTTACTTGCTAAATCACACAAGGTTGAAGAAACATTAGATACAAGCAATGTATATTCTCAATTGAAGTCAGGAATTGGTAAGGTTCGTAAGTATGGTACTCAAAACTTAGTAGCATATGTTTCAAGTGAAGTTATGGATGCTTTGGAGCGTTCAAAGGAATTTACTCGTAATATTACTAACCAAAATGTAGGTACAACTGCTTTGGAATCACGTATTACTTCCATTGATGGTGTTCAATTAATTGAAGTTTATGAACCAAATAGATTCATGACTAAGTATGATTACACTGATGGTGCTAAACCTACTGAAGATGCTAAGTCTATTAACTTCTTAATAGTTGCTAAGCCTGCTGTTATCTCAATTGTTAAGGAAAATGCAGTCTTCTTATTTGCTCCAGGTCAACATACTGAAGGCGATGGCTATCTTTACCAAAACCGCTTGTACCACGACTTATTTGTTAAGAAGCACAAGCGTGATGGTATTTACGTATCAATTAAATCGGGAAATTAAATCACTCATCTGATGATGGCAAAAAGAAAGATGATCAAAAAGATCAACCATTAGGTGAGGATAAGAATAAAGCCTAATAGAGGTAATTAACATGGATGATCAATTATCTAAGCTAAAGATTGCACTTCAATTTATTGATGATAAATACGATGATCAACTTAAATTATATTTAAGTGATGCTACAGATTTTTTGAAATTGAGATTATCTTTAGCTGATTCGAACAGTTTACCTAAGGCGATGGAAGCAATTGTACGTGGTGCTGCTGTCAAACGATTTAATCGCTTTAAAAATGAGGGTATGTCACAGTATTCTCAAGATGGTGAATCAATTACTTTTAGTTCTAACGATTTTGATGAATGGGCTGATGAAATCAGTCAGTGGAAACAAGACCATAACGGAATAAATCAAGGAATGTGGGTGAATCCTTATGAGATACGACACTAAGGTTTATTTCTGGAAAGATGAAACTGGTAAATATAATCCTGTAACGCATAAACATGAAAAAAGTATTCAATTGACATGTACAGCTTATGCAAATGTTACTGATCTTGGTTTAACAAATCAGGTTGAATTACTAGGAGGCATTAAAGAAGGATCTAAAACAATTCGTATAATTGATTTACCACCTGATAAATACGATTTTATTAAAATTGAAAATGACCCCCATAAATATAGATTTGTTAGTTCTCTAAATGTTTCAAAAGGCTATGCAATGATTGTGGGACGAGATAATGGCTGAAGCAAAAATTGAAGGATTGAGTGCTTTAGTTCAAAAGTTTAATGCTCTTAAATACACTGGTCCTCAAATAAGGTCTGTAGTTAAGAAAAATGGTGCTGAATTGCAGCAACAAACACAGAAAAACATGCTTGAAGAATATAAGGGACACTATGAGGGGAAGAAATTTGTTAAACCTACAGGCGCTACTCGTAGAAGTGCGGCTGTTGAAATTAAAGATAATGGTATGACAGCAGTAGTAGCACCTAATACAAGCTATTTTCCATATTTGGAATATGGTACTCGTTTTATGGAAGCTAGACCTACACTAGGTCCAGCTTTTAAAAGAGTTTCACCAATTTTTATTGAGGATATTAAAAGAATAATCAATGAATCCTGAACAAGAGTTATTTGATCGTTTATATTATTATTCACAAAATGAATTAAATTATGATACTTATGATCAACTGCCACGATCTAATGCAGAATATCCATTCATTGAAATAGCAGAAACCCAAAATAATTCAATTGACACAAAAAACGCATTATCTGGGGAGATTACTCAAACAATAAATGTTTGGGGAAATCAAGATATGCGTTTTTTAGTTGCTGAAATGATGGATAAATTTTTATTAGATCGTCTTGAAAGTGATCATTATATTTTTGATCTTATGCAATCACAAAAAAGAATATTACCAGATTCAAGTGTTCCAAATACTAGGCTGTTTCATGGTGTATTAACACTTGAGTTTAATTATATGAAAGGAAGAAATTAAATGGCAGAAGTTCAAGCTTTACCTGGTAAGCGAATGGTTTCATACTTTCGTTTACTTGAAAATGCAAGCAAAGAAGATGCTGAAATTGTCCCATTAGAAGGCGATTCAAGTATTTCGTTTAAGCGGGATTCAAAGTCCACAACAACTAAGTCAGGAAATATCAGTACAAGTTCAGGTTTGACTACTGAAATTGATCAAACATTTTATGAAGGTATCAGTAAAGTTTCTGATCAATTCTATGATGCAGTTTTAGAAGATAAGATTGTCGAATATTGGCTAGTTGATTTGGATAGAGTAAATCCAGATGGCAAGTACTGGTCCATTTATGCCAGATGTCATGTTACAGAAGATAAGCCATCATTTAAGGTAGATTCTACAGCAGAACGTTCACCTAAAATGCAAGTTATTGGAACTCCCCGGCGTGGTTATACAGCTCTATCAGATTATGACAAGGATATGTTAGACTACGCGTTTCGTGGTATTGGTAAGGTTGGAGACAATCCAAAGAATGATGGTACAGACGGTAATGGGCTTGCTTATGAAAACAATGACCCGTCTAAAGACGCTGTTCCTACTGACGCAGTTAATAAAAAGCCAGATAGTACAGGCACAACCAATCATAGTGGTGCTACAGCCGAAGTTAATAGATAGGAGAAACTAAATGCAAATCAAAATTAATGGCAAAGCATATGAACTGAATTTCGGTATTTACTTTATTAAGCAAATGAATACCAAGCATACTGTTGAATCGGGTGGAGTTACTCAAGGCATGGGAGTTAGTCAAGCAGTAGCTTCTTTGGTTATGTATGACCCAGTTGGATTAGCTGAAATTATTCAAGCCGCTGCATGGATCAACAAAGAAAAACCAACTCAATTGGATATTATGAATTTCTTAGACAAGGAAGCAGACGTTAAGAAACTTTGTGATTCAATCCTTAAGGAACTTGAAAGTGCTAACGCTACTAAGGCACAGGTAAAAAACGTCCTAAAGACTATGAAAAACGCACAAGAACGAGCTATGAAGATGAGTTTAGAGAAATCTGTTTAAACTCTCTTACATACTTAGGTTTTCATAGTCTACATGATATATACGCAATGACTTTAGCAGAATATGAATTGCGTATGGAATCATATGAATTAAAGAATGTTAATAAACGCTTGGATATGGCTACCCAGGCGTTTTTTAATGCGAATGTTCAGGCTGTCGATAATGATGGCAAGCCAATTTATAAAAATTTTGATGATTTTTATGATTATGTCTCTGCTATTAATGATGTGCGTAGTAAATATGAGCCTAACTATGTGCCTATTAAAAAGACTAAAAAGAAATCTAAGACAGATGTTTTAATTGATCGAATTAAGACCTATAAGAAAAAACATCCAAAGAAAGGAGCTAACTAATGACAGGCGAAGATTATGACATTAGGGCGGTCCTTTCCGCAGTTGATAATGGATTTACAGCTGGATTAGATGCAGCAGCTGCTAAAGCTCAAGCCTTTGCAGATGGTTCAACTCTTTCAATGAAGAGCATTGGAACCGGAATGACTGTAGCAGGTGCGGCTGTTACTGCAATGGGTGTTAAATCTATTACTTCATTTGGTCAATTTGAAGCTAGTTTAAATCAAGCAGCGGTTGTAGCTGGTGGTACTGCAAAAGACATTGGTCAGTTAGATGATTTAGCCAACAAAATGGGTGCGGATTTACCTTTAAGCGCGCAAGATTGTGCTGATGCCATGATTGAAATGGCGCGTAATGGCGCAGGAATTAAAGATATTAAAGAACAATTTCCAGCAATAGCACAAGCAGCTACTGCTGCAGGTGCGGACATCAAAGCTACTGCTGGTACTGTTCAAGAATCAATGAATATCTGGGGTAACAGTCTTAAGTCACCTCAACAAGCAGCGGCAATTCTTGTTCAAACTGCTAATGCTTCCAATGCTTCCATTGAGGACATGGGACAGGCTCTTGCCACCATTGGTGGTACTGCAAGTAGCGCTCATATTAGTATGCAGGTTACAGCAGAAGCTATTGGTTTATTAACAAACCGTGGATTTAGTGCTGCACAAGCTTCAATAGATTTAAACCATGCAATTATACAAATGGTTTCACCATCTAAAGCTGCTAAAAATGCTATGACTGAGTTGGGAATTTCATTTGTTGATTCTCAAGGTAAAATGAAACAGTTTCCTGTAATTCTACAAGAATTAAACAAGGCTATGGCTAATTTAAAGCCTGATGAAAAAGCTCAAAAGCTTAAAGCAATGTTTGGTACTGCAGGGATGCAGGCTATTTTGCCTTTACTTGATTCAGTTAAGAATAAATCTAACGATGCCAAAGTTTCTTGGGACGCTTATGCTAAAGAACAAGAAAAAGCAGCAGGATCAACTAAAAAAGCAACTGCAACTCTTAAAGAGCAATCAGCAGAAATGCAAAAAAATGTTGGGTCAAGTATCGAGCAATTGGGTGGTAACTGGGAATCTCTTCGCAATAAGTCTATGAAGTCGGCACAAGATATTAATGGCGCTGCAATTCAGAACACTAACAGAATGCTTCAATGGGCTACTGACTCCAATTCTGCTACTGCTCAATTTATTCGAGGTTTTATTGGATTATCTCCCGCTATTGGCGCTGCTACGACATCTGTTGGAATGTTTTTACGAAATGCAAAAACCATTGTTGGCACAATTGGTGGGGCAATAGGTGGAGTAAGTAATTTCATTAAAACTGCCAAATTAGTGGCCAGTGTTGCTGAAGGCTGGGATGGAGCTAAGGCGGCTTTGATTGCTTTATCAAATCAATCAAAGATAGCAGCTGTTGCTGTGAAAATATTAAATTCTGCATTTCTAACTAGTCCAATTACATGGATTGTTGCAGGAATAACTGCCGTTGTTGCTGGATTAACTTGGTTCTTTACTCAAACTAAGACGGGGCGAGCGATGTGGGCTAGTTTTGTGTCGTGGCTCAAAGGACTGTGGCAGGGACTAGTTCAGGTAGCAACTACTGTTTGGAATGCAATAGTTCAAGTGTGGAATGGTGCTGTCGGTATCATCAAGGGCGTATGGAATGGTGTTCTTACAGTAACTCGTACAGTGTGGAATGCCGTGCGTGCTTATATTTCAACTGTGTTTAATGATATTCAAACAGTTATCAGAACTAGAATGACGGTAATCAGAACCATTTTCAGTGCTGGCTGGAGAATCTTAACTACTATCGTATCCTCTGTTTGGAAAATGATTACTGCGATTGTTTCAGGCGCTATCAATGCTGTAGCTGGAATTATCCGAGCAATAACTGCAGTTATTCGTGGCGATTGGTCGGGTGCTTGGAATGCAATCAAAGGTGTAGTTCAAACTGTTTGGGGCACGATTAAATCAGTTGTTCAGACAGGGCTTAGCACTGTTCAGTCAATAGTATCTACAGTAATGAATGCCGTTAAAGGTGTCTTTAGTTCCGTGTGGAATGCAATTCGAGATGTGTTTAATAATGGAGTTCAATTTATTAAATCAGTTATGCACATTGATTTGTTTGCACAAGGTCAAGCAATCATGAATTCCTTGCTTAATGGTCTGAAATCCATATGGGAGAACGTCAAGAACTTTGTTGGTGGTATCGGTAATTGGATTAAGGAACACAAGGGCCCATTAAGCTACGATGAACAACTTCTTATTCCTGCTGGTCAAGCAATTATGGGAGGCTTGTTCAATGGTCTTAATAATGGCTTTGGCAATGTTCAAGATTTAATTTCTAGTATTGCTCAATCAGTAGCTTCAAATGTTACTGATGTTATGGATAATGCAAATTCATTATTGAGCAATTCAAGACTTGAACTGCCTGAATTAAGCTCACAAAAATTCAATGATTCTTTAAATAATTTGAATTCACAGCTCCAAACAAATATCATGGGGCAAATTTCAATTAGCAATAACAATACTATGGCAAGAACAAATCAGCTCTTAGAACGTATTGCTAACAAAGACAACACTATGGTGCTTGATACTGGCAAGGTGGTTGCTGAAACAACTGGTCAATATAACGATAGTTTAGGTGAACAAGTTGCTAGAAGGGACAGATGGTCATAATGGTTGATGAATATACTTCTGATTCAAATGGAATCTATAAGCGGAATGTTTTTAGCCAGTTTCATCATGAACCAATGCCAAACTATAAATTTCATGAACTTGGTATTTATACAGGCGACATAAGCGAGGTTAATCCCGATGCTGGTATTCAATTTGGCGGATTTGATTCAGCAAAGGAAGGGTGGTGGCTCTCAAAGCGTGAGTTTTCAACCCCCGAAGAATATGAAGTCGTGGATTCTGTACCGTATCAGCAAGGCGAATATGACTTCTCCGTACTAGATAATCAGCGTTTCTTTAAGCCAAGAACAATTAAATATGAGTTTTTAATAATTGACGATGATCCGCAATATCGACAGGGATCATTCGATCAAGGAATGAACGAACTAATGAAGCTTCCTTATCAAGAAACCGATGTCGATAATGCTTATATGGATTTATACGACACTGGGGCACCAGCTTATAAATTTAATGTTAAGTGTAAATCTGTTTCATCTTCAGATGATGATGAAAAGGGTGTAATGACTGTTACTGTTGAATTCAAAGGCGATCCGTTTGCTATCAGTCGCTCAAGGGCTGACGAAGAAATCTGGGACGAAATGGACTTTGACAATTATTTTGTTCAACAAGCTTATTATGAAATTAATGGAGAGCTTACATTGTCCCTTGATAATCCCGGAATGCCAACGCCCGTAAATATGGAGATAGAAAACTCATCAGACGTAGTAATTAGGTGGCCGGGCGAAAGTCGAAGCAATCCCACAATAGTTAAGCCAATTACAAAAGTTGGTGATGAAACTATTCATGGCGGTAACGTTACTAAAATTTTACCGAGTGGTAGCAATAACAATATCGGTTTTACTGGCACAGGCTCAGTGCGATTTGATTTTCATTACAGGATGATGTACTAATGTATCGAATTATTGGATATAACGGACCACGGACTAAAAATCAGAATGTCATTTATGATATTCATGAAAACAAATATGTCGATGAAGCTAAGTTGACTTTAAAAGATTCAACGCAGATTGATGATCTTGAAATTACAGTTAACAAAAAGAATTGGCTGTTCACTCATAACCATCCATTCAAAACTCATGTTGAAGTATATGATGATAACAAATTGATCTTTAGAGGGCGTTTACTTAAGCCTACCAAAGAGATGAAATCATCGGGTCAGTTATCCCATACTTATACCTTTGAAAGTATTGAAGCTTATTTAGTGGATAGTGCGCAACGGTTCTATTACAACTACAATGCGACAGCAACAGAAGTGCTAAAGCATATATTGAAGTGGCATAACAAAGACGTATCAAAAAGCCATCAAGTGTGGTTGAAAAGAAATGATTTCGAAAAATCTAAAACTACACATAGTATAAAAATCGATTACATGACTAGCTGGGAGGCATTAAACGATGTCCTAATCAAGAAGTTTGGAGGACAGCTTAATTTTATTTACGACAAAGAAACAGGCAAAAATTATCTTGATTACATCGACAATCAAAGTGAAAAGTATGTAAATTCCATTACTCACAATAGCCCAGTTCTACAGATTGGTAGCAATTTGAAATCAATCAACTTTGGAATGGATCCAAGTAATGTTGTCACTCGGTTAGTACCACTTGGAGTAGAGAAAAAGCCCAAGAAGGTACAAATTGGGTCTGATTATACTGTTGATGCAGACGGTTCTATTACTGGAGCAACTAAAAAAGTTCATGGCTCTTGGCGTGATGCTGTTAAGCATGCCGCTAGATTGATGAATGTTTCGGTTAGTGCGTCAGATGTAGATGCTATTCTTAATCTAATTAAGCATGAATCAGGTGGGCACACTCATGCGGTAAATCCTACTTCAGTTTTAGGACAACATGCTACAGGATTACTTCAATTTCTGCCAACTACTTTTAATTATTATGCAGTAGCAGGACACCATAACATTCGAGATGGCTTTGATTCTTTGCTTGCCGCTTTTAATGCCCCATCATTTTTAAGCGATGCAAGAAATTGGGAAAAAACAAGAAATTGGTCGCCATCTGGTGATCCAAGATACAGCAAGATTCCTTATAAATACGAAAGTAAGTCTCACTTAAAAACTTTAAATAAGTGGGGTTGGCCATTTCCTAGTGTGGGAGAGGGCAAATTTTCATCTGCTCAATTGTTTGGCGTTCACGCAGGCAATGGTAGGCGTAATTCTTTTCATGATGGTTTAGACTTTGGTTCTGTCGATCATGCTGGAAGTGAAATCCATGCTATTCATGGTGGTACTGTAATGGAGGTTAGCCATGCGACTGGTATAGGTTGGTATGTATTAACTCATTCAAGCGATGGTTATGACATTATTTATCAAGAATCTTTCAGTTCCAAGTCAAAAATATCTGTTAAGAAAGGCCAGCATATTAAAACAGGCAATGTAATTGGCAATCGTGATACAAATCATGTTCACATTGGTGTATGTAAAAAGCCTTATTCGTGGTCTAAAGGATTTTATGGTGGGCATTCTTTTGACCCTCATTGGCATTGGTTAGACCCATTGAAGTTGATTAAACACGGGGGTCAGAAAGGCGACAAAGCCAGCACTGCTAAGTATTACAAAGAATCGACTACTCCGCATGGGAGAATAACAATTAAATCAGTTAACAAGGATAAAGATTATATTCTTGCCGATAAAGACATGATTGAGAAGTTTGGCTATATAGCTAAGCCAGTCATTTTTAATAGTGCTAAAACACCTGCTGGTTTGTTGAAAAAGGCACAAGCCTACTTAAAGAAGCAAAAGAAGGATTTTAACAAAGAATCTTATAAAATCTCTGCTTTAGAACTGCCTCAATACGACAAATTTAAAGTTGGACATCGTTATCCAACCCAAACATTTGGGTTGGTATTAAAGCAAGAAAAGTACTTGTTAATAACTCAAAAAGAAATTGACATTCCCAACTCGCCATACAATTCTTCACTTCAAATTGGCGACAAAGCGACTGGGATTGCTGATTATCAGGTTGAAACTAATAACGAAATTAAAAAGCAAATCGTTAATTTGCAAAATGATGTTATTGGATTAACTGAAGCTGTCCCTGAATTGCAAACAAATACTGATGATCTTGAAGACAAGGTATATGGTGATAGAAATTATAGCGAGGCTGGAATAGGCCATGCTAAGGCTGATGTTAAGTTCCTTAGACGTGATTTTAACAAGTTTAAAAAAGAAACTAAACAGCACTTCAATAAAGTAGACGAAATTCAAAAGGACCATGAAACTAGAATCAAGAAAATTGAATCGGAAGTTGCAACGTTATCAGCTTCTGTATCTGCATTACAAAGTGCTAAGCCAGAAGGAGGCAAAAATTAATGTATGGAGATGATGACACTCACATTACTGGGCAGATCACATTTTCTCAAATAGCCGAAGCTATCAGGCATAAAAAATATGGTCGAGACATGCGTGAAGCTATTGCACAAGGATTTGAACAATTTATTGGCATACTCCAGCGAGTGAGCAATCTTGAATCAGAATACAGTGACTTGCTTGGCAAGTATAACGATATTGTTGGGCGTCTTGACGATGATGAAAATGAAATCCATGACTTACAAGGAGATGTTAGGGCTTTAACTAAGAAATACAATGACGATATTGAAACTACTAATCAGCGTCTCACTAAGTTGGAGAAAGCGGTGTTTGAAGCACAGTACATTAATGATACTGATGATGTAGCTGACCATGATAAATCAGTTGTCTTGCAAGATATTAACGATACCAATGTGATTGATGACGATGACGGTTTAATCATTGAGCAGGACAACTATAAGTCATTGCCAAGCGATATTAATTAGAAAGGACATAATATGGTAGATGATCAAATTAAAGTAACCCACGACAACAATGGGCGTTTTTACCGAATCAAAATGGATTTAGCAAAAGAAGGCTCAGAAATCTGGGATTTAACGCCTTATTTTAAGGGGCGTGTGGGTGACAATCGTTTTGGTTTGCAAGTCGTATGGACTTATCAAGGAAGACTGCTGGATACTACTGGCATGAAGCCTTACATTGAAGGCAATGTCGGCAACTACAGTTTTGACGACAAAAAAGACTTGCAACTTGCCCCTGATGCCGCAACTGTGTGCTACACAGGTAACCCTAGCGACTGCCAAGCAGGTGGTCAAGCAACTTACTATTTCCCTGAGCAAATGTTCCCTCGAGACGGTATTTTCAAGGGCTACATTGGTCTTTTAGATGATCGTGATGATTCAAGTCAGCCACATATTTCTGGGGTAACTGTTTGGTTTAGAGTATTGCCTGGCATTGCTCAAATGGGCCATGCGTGCGATGTCTATATCAGTGATTTGGATAAGGCCTTGCAAAACTTCAAGGTTAAGCTTGATCAGCACGACAAAGACTATCAAACACAGCTTCAACAGGTTATTGATGATGCACGGAATGCTTATGAAAATGAAACTAAAAATTCTCATGATGCCGCTTTGGCTGCTAATGCTGAACTTTCAAAACTAAGAGAAGATATTACTAAAGCTTCACATTCGATTGGCGATGTACAAAATCAAATTGATGCCGATAATATTGTTACAACAAATGATTTTAAAACAGTCACTGATGAAACCAAAAATTTGATCAATGATCGGTTAAAGAATATTTCTCTTGCCCCACAAGCTTTTGCCAGCCTTGATGATTTAAAGCAAAAATATCCTAGTGGTGCAGATGGTTTATTTAGGGTAGGCAATGAAGGCTATATCTGGGAAAATAATGCATGGACTAGCACTGGCGAAATTGCGTCAACGATGATTTCTGACGCAGACTTTAATCAAAGACTAGGTTCATTTATGTTTTTTGATAATGGCAAAGATACTTCAGCTACAGTTACTGATCAAGAAGTAGATTCAACTACTAAAAAACATGCAGTTAAGCTGACTATCACCGCAGGTACTTTAATTTACTTGGCAAACGGTGGCTTTTTCAAGTCTCCTAGTCCAACTAATTTAGAAGTTACAGGGACATATTTGCTTCAGGACGTGTTTAGCAAAGGCATGCTAACATTGTATTTTGATAACGCATCTAAACTTTACTTTGCTTATGCACCAGAAAGACGCAATGATCTGAAATTGTTTAGCGTTTATTGTGGCAAACTTTATGGTGGTTTAAATATCAAGAATGTATATGTCAATGGCATTGCTGATGGCGGTTGGGGGCACTTGAACAGACAAGGTTATGCGATGTACTTGCCATTGTGGAATAATCAGCCCATTAGGGTCACCTTTAATACTGTTTTAACTGACGGCAAGTATCAAAATACCTACCAAGTAGTTGTGCCTGATAATGTGTCGTATGCTATGCTTGATGGTAAAAAAGGCACTTTAAAGCCTGCAACACTTAATATCACTACAGAAACTTACAACATGCCTTGTCTTTTCACAGACGCAAAAGGCAATCCTTATTTAGACTATCAAGGACATAGCAGTGATGATGTTTTGTTGGCAGCTTTGTTTAACAAATTTGCTTATGGTGTTAATGTCCAAAACATCGTTGTTAACGGCATTGATAACGGTGGTTTCGGCAATAACTCAAAACCTGGTTATGCCATGTACTTACCACTGTGGAATAATCAGCCCATTAGGGTCACCTTTAATACTGTTTTAACTGACGGCAAGTATCAAAATACCTACCAAGTAGTTGTGCCTGATAATGTGTCGTATGCTATGCTTGATGGTAAAAAAGGCACTTTAAAGCCTGCAACACTTAATATCACTACAGAAACTTACGACATGCCTTGTCTTTTCACAGACGCAAAAGGCAATCCTTATTTAGACTATCAAGGACATAGCAGTGATGATGTTTTGTTGGCAGCTTTGTTTAACAAATTTGCTTATGGTGTTAATGTCCAAAACATCGTTGTTAACGGCATAACCAATGGTGGTTTTGGTGATTTTGAGCATTCATATGATCTTAATGACTGGCGCATTAAAGCAGAAAACAAAGAATCAGCAAACATTGCTTGGCTAGGCGATTCAACTTTTCAGGGATATAAAACTTCAAGTCCAGATCATATTGCTGGAAATTATCTTAATAAGTTGCTCCTAAATGACTATATTGGAGTGACTAGCTATGTTTGTGCGATCGGTGGTTATACTACTCAAAACATGTATGATCATTTTGATGATCTTTTAAAGCTAAATAATGCTAAAGATATTGGTCTAGTTTTAATTGGCGGTGGCTTAAATGATAGTGGCAATATTACCGATGAAGCAAAATATCTTGATTTAATTATTAAAAAGGTAAGAATGATCGGTGCAACTCCTGTTATTGTTACTACACAGGCGACTGCATTATTGAATACTAATCACGATCAAGGTGATGATTGGACTGGTAAGTTAAACAGTGATTTTGCAAAAACAAATCAAATCAGACGAGAATATGCCAAAATTCACAACATTGATTTGATTGATCTTGAAAAATATCAAAATGATTATGTGGAATATGGTCCAGCTAAATTAAATGAGATGTTTGACGATTATCTACACGGTCATGACGACATGCACAAATTTGGCGCTGAATTTATTTTTAGTGAATTAGCTGCAGATTACGTGGATATTATTAAAAAGCCTAAGGTAATCAGTGTTACAACCATGAAAGCAAAATCTGATTTGATGGCACATAAAACTAACTTTGAACTTACAGATAGCAGCTTAAACAGAAAAGGCTTTAAAGCTTCAATGAAGAGAACTGATGTTACTTCAGATCAAATAGTTATTGACTATCAATTCTTTATTCCAGCATCGGAAGAGCAATACTATTTAAACGGTTATAATTTGGGCGATCCTGTTAATGTTTCCTTAAACGGTGATATTACACAGCTTACTGGGACACAAAAAGTAGCAACATTAGAACCAGGTTATTACCATGTCATTGTTAAACCAACTACTGCTAATATCAATTTTGCAGGATTAAGAATTGAAACAGATAATCTTACAGAGTCTACTGTTCAACCTGCTAGTGGCACTACACCAGCAACGTCTCAACCAACTACGCCACAAGCACAACCGAACCAAGGCAACAGCTAGGGGCGATAAATCATGAAGAATAAACTGAAAAGCATTTTTCCTTTGTCGCACCCACAACACATTATTCTGGGTCTTGCTTTAATCGGTGTAGGCTTAATCCTCATTTGCAATGATTATTACTTTTTTTGGCCACCGTTTGCGACAGCTTTCCTCAATGATGACTTGATTGGCGGAATCTTTATGATTATTGGAATCCTAGTGATTAAGTGGGCACTAGACAACCACAATAAAATTGCAGTTAATCGTAATTTACTAATCATTACAGCAGGATTGCTTGCACTAGAAGCAACCGCAGAGTTTTGCCATGGTTACGTAAGCGATCAACCACATATGTTTACTGCGGGATTTTTGGAAGTCATTATCTTGCTCTTTGATTTTTCCATTATTGGAAAAAGTAAAAAGCGGTCATACTAAGAAAAGGTGGTGCTAAATGGAATTTTTAAAAGCACTACCTTATGTTGTAGGTATACTTGCGACTGTCGGAGCTGGGGTCAAGTGGCTGTATGGTCAAATCAAAGAGGACCGTAACCACTATGAAAAACTTTATCAGCAAAAACAGGCAGAGGTTGAAGAGCTGAAAGACCAGCTCAACGAAAAAGAAATCGAAATAGTGAAACTAAAAGCATCTGAAAAAGGTGCTTTTTTTGATGGAGGTAAAAATGAAAAGTGAACGATTAAAAAAAGAATTGACAAAGCTAAATGCTAAGCGTACTAAGCTTTCAAAGTTTTTGTCAAAGCAAAACAAAAAGACCCTATCAGCTACGCAACGTGAGCTTTTAAAGGAACAAAAGCAAGCGATGACAAAATATGCTAAGGTCTTGGAGTTGCGTATTAAAAATTTGGAGGCAAAAAATGACAACTAAAGATTGGATTTACTTAGGTATTACGGTGGCAAGCTACTTGCTTGCTATTATTGCAGGTGTTTATGCACGCAATAAGGCTAAGATCAATACAACCACTAAGGCAGGTCAAGCTTTAGACGTGTTAGGCAAGTTAGCAACTAACGCAGTTCATGAAGCAGAGTATATTGGAGGTAGTGGTCAAGAAAAACGTGAGTTTGCTAGTGAAATCATTGAGCAAGCCTTGTCTTGGTTTGGGATTAAAGGCGTAACGTCTAGTGAAGTAAATGGTGCTATTGAAAAAGCTGTTAATGCGATGAATATTGCAAATCAAGATGTTAAGCCAACTGAACCTGAAATTGCGCAAAACGTTCCTGAAAAGGACATTGTGCAACCAGAAGCACCAGCTAAGGACGTGACTGTGAATGGCAACTAGAGACTTTGCTGTTGATGTTGCTGTTTACAATTCAACTGATATGAGCGCATATAAGCGTGCTGGGGCACACCAAGTAATTGTTAAGGCAACGGAGGGACTTGGCTATATAAATCCAAAAGCAAGCGCTCAAGTCAAGTCTGCTCATAATAATCACATGTATCTGCATGCTTATCACTTTGCAACGTTTGGCAACAATGTTGGACGTGCTAAAGCGGAAGCAAAGTTCTTTGTATCCCGTGCTAAGAAGCTCAATATCAGTAAAAAGCGTTATCTTTGGCTTGATTGGGAGACGGGCGATGGCAATGTGGTTATAAACTCCGCCTACTCAAATACAAAAGCAATTATGGCTTTCATGAAAGTGTGCCATAATGCTGGGTACAAGGTGGGCTTATACTCTAGTGCGTCAATCTTTAGACAATATGTCGATACCGCTAAAATCATAAAAAAGTACGGCACTTGCTTGTGGGTTGCTTCATATGCAACGATGGGGCGGATTGATAAACCAGATTTCAATTACTTTCCGTCAATGAATGGCGTAGCTATTTGGCAATTCACTGATAACTGGTGTGGACTAAGTGTAGACGGCAATATCACTTTAAAAGAGCTGATTACTGATGCTGTTAAAGTGCCAGCTAAAAAGGTGGTTGCTAAGCCAAAAACACCAAGCATTTGTTATGTGCCTATTTTATACGGTAATCCAAATTACAAAGTAAGATTGCTAGATTCTGAAGGGCATTATCAAAAATATATTGCAACTAACACACGATGGGAGGTGTGGGGTGTTAAAATTATCAAAGGAATGAAATGCTATAGAATTGGTACTAACGAACAATGGGTACCAGCTAAATTCACAAAAATAATCAAATAAAGGAGGCGAAAAATCAACCTCTCTAAATTTATAATTTAAAAGAGCCACTCTGGAGACTAATTTCTCTGGAGTGGCTTTTTTAATTTATTCATGATATAATTTTGAACATCTCATTTCCCTAATGAGATTAAAATTACATCTATTTTACTAATTAAGCCACTCTAGGAAAAATTCCCGGGGTGGCTTTTTTGTGCAACATTTGTGCAACACTGTCAAAATTTCTATGTTTTATTAAAACATCAAATCGCATAAAAATAGGATTTTGAAGTTCTCTGAAAATTCTAAAGCCCTATATTTTGGATCTAATTGATCCATATAGCGTCAATCCTTAGTTTAAATACAAACTATATTTATTGTTTTTAGCATACTAAGTTTAACAAAAATAAGGGCAGGGACCAACCAATAAAATTATTTATCCCAATGCTTTTTAATAAAATCAGCACGGCCACCGGCTTCTTCTAATGCATATCTTTCAGGATTCTTTTTATAGAAACCTTGATGGTAGTCTTCAGCAGGGTAAAAAGGTTTGGCTTCTTCGATTTGAGTCACGATTGGCTTATCAAATCTACCGCTTTCAGCAAGTTCTTGTTTAGACTTTTCAGCGGCTTCTTTTTGTGCTTCAGAATTGTAAAAAATGACAGGACGATAATTATCGCCACGATCTTGGAATTGGCCCATTGCATCGGTAGGATCAGTTACTTGCCAATAGTAATTTAAAAGTTCTTCATAAGAAATCTTGCTTGGATCATAAGTGATTTCGACTGCTTCTGTATGACCGGTTTTGCCGCTGCAAACTTCTTCGTAGGTAGGATTAGCCACATGACCACCGCTATAGCCAGAAACAACCTTTTCTACGCCATCTACGGTGTCGAAAGGTTCCACCATGCACCAAAAACAACCGCCGGCAAAGATTGCTGTGTCTGAATGTTTATTCAT